GAAGGTGTTATAAATAATTTTAGCTTTAATAGAGGAAACGCTGTAAATATTTTTTATGGAAATACTAAATGTGTTGCAGTATTTAAAGAAGCATTAACAGACGCAGAATTAGCAGAATTAACAACATAAAAAAATGATTTTTAAAAAATACGAATTTACAGACAAGCAATGGGCAACCATTAGACCAACCTTATATAAAGAAGATGAGGAAGGGAACGAAACATTAATACCTGAACTGAATTCCATCGTTGAGATTGGGTTCATTTGCAAAGCATTTGACGAGGAAGGTTCTTGTACTGACCTATCGACTAAATATTCGGTGGATATGTTATTGAATGAAGAGGTTGAAAGTTTAGAGGATTACGAGGTATGGCCTGATCCAGTTGGTGTTCACACATTCGCTGGAGATGATTCGCTTTATTTAAAGGCTTATTGTTTAGTGCCAGAACATAGTGAAAGTCCTTTCTGTGTTGTTCCTGAGAGTAATGAAGATATATCTTAGTAGCATATTGTACTCTATATTATTATTTTTCGCTCCAATAAGAGGGATTATAATTCTAGTAGCCGCTTTTAGCTGCCTAGATACTCTATTCGGTATATGGAGGGCTAAAAAAATGGGGGAGAAATTATCTTCTAGAGCTTTTAGAACAGGATTTGTACCTAAAGTACTATCTTATATTGGTGTAGTAATGGCCGTATATGGGTCAGACGTTCTAATAGTTAACTCACTTATATATAAAATAGTAGACGTTGAATTTATGGCCACTAAAATAATAGCTTTAACGCTAATAATTAATGAGGCTAAATCTATGGACGAATCCTGGGAGGCCGTAAAAGGGTATTCCTTTATAGATAAAACGATAGAACATATCAACAATTTAAAAAAAGTTAAAAAACAGTTATAACTTGAATTACGAGATATATATAGTAGGACATTATCCACACGATAGACTAGCTTTAGGGTGGGAGTATGTAGGCAAAGACGAAGATTTTAGCTATAATACGATAACTTTGTATATCTTAATATTCACAATTACGATAAATTATGAGAAATATTAATAAAATAATTATCCATTGTACCGCTACCCCCGAAGGTAGAGACGTAAGTATAGAAGATGTTAGAGATTGGCACGTTAACGGTAACGGTTGGTTTGATGTCGGGTACCATTTTCTCGTCAGATTAGACGGTACGATAGAAACGGGCCGCGATATATCTCAAATTGGAGCCCATTGTATCGGCCATAATAAATATAGTATCGCTATTTGCTACGTCGGAGGTATGAATAAAAAGAATACTAAGCCAAAAGATACTAGAACAGACGAGCAAAAAGAATCTTTAAGAGTTCTTATAGATAAAATTACCAAGAAATTTCCCGACGTAGATATACTAGGCCATAGAGATTTAAACCCTAAAAAGGCCTGTCCTTGTTTTGACGTAGCTAAAGAGAAATACTAGTGTATAATTGGGACGAAGAGCAGTTATTTGATTGGCTTAAAGAGTTCGTATACTTTGACCTCGTAAAAGCTAAGAATCAAATGTCCCGTTGGGATTGCTATTCGCCTAAATTTAAACACAGGATAGAGCTTAAATGTAGAAGTAAGCATTTCCCTACTTTACTCCTAGAAAAAAAGAAATATAACGCTATGATATTCGAGACGGGCAAACATTTAGATATACCTATGTATATAAATTCTACGCCCGAGGGGATTTATTCTTTTGACCTTCTAGAAATAGACCCTATTTGGGTAGAAAAAAAGCTAAGGGCTACTACTAAATTCGCTAATAATAATATCATAACAAAAGAGGTAGCTTTCTTAAGTCTAGACGAGGCTATAAAATTAGAGTTATAATAAGGCCTGTAATAAAATTACTCCTACCATAATTAGACCTACCTTTCTAGTCCTAATTAATTTAGATCTATTTTTTTGAGACTCATTAAATAGGTCTGTATTTTTAGATTTAAGGCTATTTACAGACGTTTTAAGCGACTCTATATCTTTTTGAGTGCTATCTATTATTTGAATGTATTTAAATTGTATAGCCCTATTAATTTTAGATTGGTCTAATAAGCTATCTTTTTGTATAAGTTCTATATATATTCTATCCATTTGCGGGATAGTTATACAGATTAGAGTATCTCCCTTGTTATTTGTTAATTCTATCTGCGAATAAGCGTATACGTTCGCTACGAGGCAAAATATGATAATTGCTAGTCTTTCTTTCATAATATAATTTAATAGTATCTGACTTAGTTTTAAGGCTATCTATCTCTAAATAGATAGTATCTGTATTCGTTAATACTGTTTCTTTAATTACAGGAGGGCTACTAGCTTTATTTAGTAGGTCGGTAATAATAACGATTTGTACTATAATCGTAATTATAGCGTAGATTAAAAGGTGTTTATTCATAATAATTTATACTGTTTAAGTGGTTTTGTAAATTGATTAGCCATAGCTTCGGCTATACCCTTATAAGTTTTGCTCCTTAATTGGCCTCTATTTTTGGGGGAAGTATTCGCGTACCATTTAGGTTGTCTTTTTTTAACGCCTTTTTTTGTTACAAATTCTATAAATTCTCCTTTCGATACGATATTAGTAGGCTCTAATTTGTTTAGATTCTTTAGCCACAGACAAGTAGTTTTTTGTGCTTCGTGGCCATACTGCCAGGGCTGTATAATTTGATCGGGTTTTCTATAAACTGTAGACATTATAGACATAGGATTCTCTATACATATTTTTTCTATTGGGGCCTTGACTAAACTTATAAAAAAGTCTATAGCTTTTTGTTGTCTGCCGTCTTTTTGTTTTTGTGGCCAATGCTGAGAGCCGCTTAACGCTAAATGAGTGCAAGGCGGAAAGGCTATTAACATATCCCAACCTCTATCTATTACTTTTAAAACGTCTTCTTTAATGTGCCATTCGGAACGACCTCCGCTACAGGGTAATATATCGCAGCTATAAGCTTCGTAGCCTAAATTTCTAAGCTCTATAGTTACCGCTTGGGATTCCTCACAACCTATCAAAATTCTCATAATATAGATTTTACTTTATTCCAATATTTCAAAGTGGATTCTCCGTAGTTATATCCACCGTTCCAAGTTCTAGCGATTCGTTCGTCTGTAGGGTTATTTATATGGCCTCTAATTACGTTAAACATTTCTATAGATTTACTCCTGGAAGTTCTGTCTTTTAAAGTATATACCTTTTTAATACTATTTTTTGCAAGTAGTCTATTTACTTCTCTTAACATTATAGGCCTAATCTGAAGGCAGCCTAAAGCTTCCTCCGATTTATTGTAAGCTAGAGTATCGCCTCTACTTTCGACCCATATAATCGCCTCTACTAGATTATCTTTTTTAGGAATACTCCTAACTACCCCCATAGAGGAAGTAGCTAGAAATAGACCTACGTTTAACACAATAAAAATTACTCTCATTTATAACCTAATTTAGCCTTAACTATATCGGCCTTTATGCCTTTTCTCTTCTCCCACTCTTCACCCCTAAGCTCTTCGTAGTCCTGTTGTATTTTACGACTTGCTCTAGTTATCGTTAGAACTTTTTTGTAATACTCTGAAATAATCATAGCAGATAATACATTAACGCCGTAAGCATCCTGTAAGGCTCTACGAATTAGCTTCTTTGGGTTATCTCTCATTTCTGGGTTTTCTGTCAATAACTTTTTTACTTGTTTTGTAATATTCATAATTTATTAATTAAAAATTCTTTTGCTTTTTGGTACTCTTCTTTATACCCTTTAGTATAAAGGATATCGTTTTCGTGGTTTCTTATAGAATTAATTACCGTTGAATGGTCTCTACCTCCTAGAAAAAATCCTATTTTCTTTAGCGTAATATTAGGTATATATTTTTTACTTAGATAACAAAATACCTGTCTACATATTACTAGAGACTTAACTCTACAAGGGCTTTTAATATCTCGCTTACTTTCTCTATAGAATTGGCTTATAATATCTAGTAAATTATCTAAGGTTAATCTATGATCTAATTTATAATCTTCGTAAAATTGAGCGTTTTCGTCCATTCCTACGGCCGCGTAGTGGCTAGTATCCTGTCTGTGCAATACCATTTTATTATCGGGTATACCGTCCTCTCGGATACGTCTTTTAATTTGGCCTAGGTCTCTCATAGTTTGGATGACCTCTTCGTCTATTCCTTCTTTCTTACAGAGATTCTCTAACTCATTTAGATATAAAGACCTACCTCTCAATATATCCCTTACTTTTAAATAATCGCTATATAGCGTATCTACGTCTTTCACTTGCATAATTCTTTAATATATTCTCTAGATTCTATTACTTTATTTTTTAACTCTTCTATTACCTCTTCGTCGTAATCTATGTCGAATATCTTAATTCTATACTTACTATTAATTTCTGTATAGTCGAAAGATTCCTCGAAAGTTAATTCCTCGGGAGTATTCATTAAGACATAAACTAACTGAGCCTTACGCTTACCTGTTAGATACATATAAGTCTGGAGTTGGTAGTAATAATCCTTATTAGGGATACCATTAAAAAATAGCGGAAAGCTAAAGCAGTCCCAACTAGATTTAATATCTATAATTTTATCGTCTAATATTACGTCGGGAGTACCGCAAAAGAATTCGTCTTCGAAGTATTCCTCATTCTTTTCTGCAAATAACCAACCCTTTTCGGCCGAGGCGTAATCTATGGCCGCGTCTTCTACTTGATTTCCCTTATCTAAATACTTAGATTTAATACTCTTTCTAACCCCGTATATCTGCTCTTTTGTCCACTCCTGGAGATACGACTTAGTAGTCTTAGATAAAACCTCGCTTTTTAAACGAGGCTTTGTCATTAATTTACCACTAGCTGAAGCTCTTATCTTAAATTCTTTCATTTGATAGGGTATAATTCAGCGTTAATTCTACTTATAGAATAGTGTTTTTTTAATTCGTCTAGAGTTATTCCTTTGTCTAGGGCAGCGTTCCATATCTTATCCCCTTGATTAACCCATTGCTTAGACGATTTAGTGGCCTTACTAGCGATATTAGCGTCGTCGTCTTCGGCCTGTAATGATATAAGCGACTGTAACGTATACCTACGGTAGTAAGTCACACACGACGCTATCTTCTGCGGGTCTTCTATTTGTGGCAACGGGATAGAACTAGTAACACTATCGCCAGATTCTACGTCTATAATCTCAGAGAATACCTCTCCTTTGATAATAGGCTGCAATAAAAGGAGGCCGTTTTTCTGTAGTAACGGCTCGACGTGTTTTAATAGTGAATTAATATCGAAATACTTCGACTTAAAAAAGGGGTTTGTTGAGTCTTTAGAGATAGCTCCTATCTCCTTTTTGACTTCGTTTAGTTTTGCGTAAATATTCATACGGTTAATATAATTAATTAATGTTTAAAAATTGTTATTTTACTTAGTTTAATATAATTTAAGTTTGGTCTTTGTTTTGTGTGAATCTATATTGATTCCTTCATATTGTGATAAAGCCCTCTCGACCTAGGGGGCTTTTTTCTTTATAGGTATTTTATATCTTGGTAATAATCTAGTAGTGAGAAGTGCATTTCCTTAGCGTTGCATATAGCAACTCTTAAAAGTTCTGATATACATTTATTATTCTTTGTAGTTATCTTTCTATTACCTGTTATAATACTATTTAAAGTATGTATAGAAAGGCCGTTAGATTCTGCTACTTCTTTTCTCTGTGCTACAGTAGTGCAAGACTTTAAAATGTCCTTTAATTCGTCGGATATTGTTTTACTGTATTTCATATAAATAGGTTTTTAAAATCTTCCGAGATATTATCGTCTGATTTGATAGATTGATTTAAATTATTATAGTGATTTTGCTTCCATATTTTGTCTAGTTTATCTATAAGTATTTGAATATTTCTAGCCTTATTCTCACACATTAAACTAATAGATTTGTCGTCTTCGTCGTCGTTCCTCCATTCGATAGCTTTATTATCGAGTAGATTTCTTTCTTTTTTTAGGATATATTGTATCTCCCAAATTTCGTCTTTTGTTAAGTTCATTTTTTAATATATATATAGGTTAATTCTAAGGCCGCAAATAATCCAATAAAGAATAAAATAGCGGCGGATTGTGGCTCTTCTACTGCCCAACATAATGTAGATAGTGGCATAAAGGCAGATAGTACTTTTAAAATGGATTCTTTCATATTGTTTTTGTTTTGTATAGCAAAAATATACAAATATTTTAAATTACAATAGATCTATTTTTATTTCTACAGAATCTTCGGCCCCTTTTTGGCTTGTAATTAATATGCTCTTTACAATTTTATAGCTATCATTTTCGAAAATAATGTCCTCTATCATTTTAACCATAGCGACGCAGTTACTAGCGTCTAAAGCTCTATTCTTAAAAGTAAAATTATAGGCCACTTTATAAGTATTAGATTTTGGAAGTACTTTTTTAAACTGACTTTTAACTAAAAGCGTATATGTATCCTTAATCTTTTTTCGCTTTGTCCAATGCATACCCGCATACCATTTATTTAGTGATATTTTAGGAAGGTCTTTTAGTATTATTTCCATATTACAAAAATATATATTTTATTTTATGGCCTATTTTTTAATATTTGTAGCCACAAAACAATTAATATGAAGAAAGAAACATTTTATTTTAGCCACGACTACGCGTCCAGGGCAGACGAAAAAATTAAAAAGCTTATCTATAAGCACGGAATGGAGGGGTACGGTATTTACTGGGCCATTATCGAAGACTTATACCAAAATGATAACAAATTAGAGGCCGACTATGATATGTTATCCTATGATTTAAGGTGTACTAAAAACCTATACAAAAGCGTAGTTGAGGACTTCGGACTATTTGTATTAGAATCTAATACTTTGTATAGCATTTCTATACAAAAAAGATTAGAAATTAGAGAGTCTAAATCCAATAGGGGTAAGGCCTCGGCGGAAAAACGATGGGTCGGGGATAAAGTCGCAATGCAACCCGATGACGTACCCAATGCTATAAAGGAAAGGAAAGGAAAGGATATTAGAGTAAATATAGATAGCAGTAAACTGCTAGAATTTTATAATGACATCACAGGTAAGAAAGCTAAGGTAGTTTCTGAGAAGGTAAAAAAACAACTTAGGGCCAGATTAAAAGAAGGGTATACTAAAATAGACGTTATTTCTGCTTTGAAAAATGCTGCTAAAGACCAACTACATATAGACAATAATTATAAATACTTAACCCTAGAATTTATAACTAGAGCAGATAAGCTAGATAGATTTTTAAATATGGAGGACTTTAAAATTAAAAGAAAGGTACTATGATAAAATCAAATAGCGAAATACTAGACGAACTAATGGAGCTTCGAAAGAACGGAATTCCGACAGGAGATAATATAGGCTTAAAATCCTTTGATGAATTACTAACTTTTGTAAAAGGTGGGTGCACAGATATAACGGGCTATCCTTTTTTCGGCAAATCTTTATTTTTAAAAGAGATAATTATGTCTTTGTCAATTAATAAAGGGTGGAAACATTGCGTGTATATGCCCGACGATGGAAGCGACACAGAGGTAATTTCTAACCTATTGCATAAAATGACGGGTAAGACCTTCGAGAAAGACTATCCTAACACTATAACCGAAAAAGAAATAGCTAAACATTCTAGCACTTTATTAGATAGGTTTAAATTTATATCCGCAGAACACACTATAGAGCCCGAAGCCTTTTGGAATTATGCTAAAGAAAATAACTGCGATTCGGCCTGTATTGATTCGTGGAATTATATGTCCCACAAAGGAGAGCCAACTAGCCCAGATTATCTAAGAAAGATATTAAGTACTCGAAATAGATTTATGGAGGTTAATAATATGCACAGTTTTATAATTATCCACCCTAAAAACCCCGACCCCAAGCAAGTTAAGGAGGGTAAAGTTAGGCAGCCTAGCGTATACGATTTAATGGGCGGCTCAGAATGGAATAATAACGGCCGTAATATTATAGTAGTCCATAAAAACGGAAAGGAATATTACGAGCCCTACCACATTAACGTAGATAAAGTTAAGCCTAAATACTACGGAAGTATAGGCGAATGTATTTTAAGTCTAGATTGGCCTAAACAACGGTTTTATCAGTACGATTCTGTCTATAATAAAAAGCATTTTGCTTACGGTAACGAGGAGAAAGTAAAAGACCCTATAAAACCTATAGAATTTAATAACGTAAACCCTTTTTAATATGAGATACGATAGTAGTAAAATAATAAAAGAGGCCACAGAGGTAATATCTGCTATAGAATTACAACTAATTAAGCAGTCGGGATATAAACTAGGAGATGAAAACATAAAAATTGATCACTCAAAGCAAAATAAAATCGATAAGCTAAATAATTTAATGTACTATACCTGTTATTTAGAAAAACAAAACGACGAATTCTATAATAAGTTTACCGATTTAATACAGGAAATTAAAACGCTTAAATACATTATAGAAGATATGCGACAAAAGCAGAATGTGGAAAACAAATTAAAGGACTTTTAAACATTTAAAATAATAAGCTATAAGTATAATTAGTTTCGTAATATTATGAACCACTACTACACGTCTGACGACGAGAAAGTAGCAAAGAGCGTCATAGATAATAGAATTAGAGAGGCGAAGGCTAACGCTCTGAGTGAACAATTTTGGGAATACGGCTACAATTTTTGTAGCGACTGCCTAAAATCTAACGGAGTACGCCTAGACTGCTCCCATACTATTTCGGTAGACGAAGCACAAAAGACGCGACGAGCTGAATTATCCTGGGACATTAATAATATAAAAGTAAGGTGTAGAGAGTGCCATATAAAACACGATAACCGTAGTAAATTATGAAAGGATTATATCAAGTAACTGCTAGAAGAGCGAGTAAGATAATTACTTCGGAGGTATACGGTAACATAGCCAAGAAAGAAACGCTATTTAATCGGTTAATGAGCCGCCATAAAATACCTCACTCTAGACGCCACGAATGGAAACTACAGGAGACAAAACTTAAAAAACAAATAGATGACTAAAAAAGAACAGTTAGCCGTATTCGGCTACTTAACTAACGAGATGAAAAAGACCCTATTTAGTAAGGGCGACGATTACGCTAACGAGGATAGACTATCTAACTTTAAATTAGCGGGGGCTATTAGTGGAGGTAACGCTTCTATTAATTGCTTAAATATGATATCTACAAAAGTGGCCAGACTAGGCAACTTATTAAATAAAGACGGAGACCCAAATAACGAATCTATAGACGATAGCGTGTTAGACTTAGCTAATTACGCCGTTTTATTATATATGATTATTAACGAAAATAAATAATGGAAAAACAAACAAAAGTATTTGCAGACGGATTTATGTTTAAAATGAATCCAAATTCGCCCGAATGGGTAGTAGGTAGCCTTAGCTTAAAAGCAGAAGAGGCTATAGAGTTTATTAAGAATAACACAGACAAAGGATGGGTTAACTTAAAAATTAATGTAGGTAAAAGCGGAAAGCCATACGTCGAGTTAGACACTTGGAAGCCAGAGCCTAAGAAAGAGATGGCCACTTCTACAGAAGATAACTTCCCTTTTTGAAATTAGAAGAGATATATTTTGATTCAAGTATAAGAGATTATGCTCTAAAGCTAACGAATAATAAGTCGGAGGCCGAAGAGCTTATCTCTATTGCTTTTGAGATATGTCTAAACAAACCGCCTATAGAAAACTTAAAAGGGTATTTTGCTATGGTTATGCGTAACCAATGGCTAAAGAAATGCAATAAGAAAGACCCTTATTTCGATAACGAAAATTCACAACATCCCGAAGTCGAGCAAGTACTCGGCAAAATGAATCACTATTACGCTAATATACTTCGAGCGATAAGCAACGGAGAAACCCTTACCCAAATCCATAAAGGGGCCTCTATAGGATATCGAACTTTAAGAGACGATTATAAGAGGGCAAAAAAGCAGTTTAAAATAATGTACGAGAATAAGATTAAAATAGCCGTTATAATACGAGGTATAAACGGAGTTAGTTATCACAGGCTTTTAATGCCATTCGCTAAAATGAAGCGAGACTATGGTATAGAAATAGTAGTACTTTTAAATAAGGACGACGAATTTTTTAATAACCTGGAAGGCGTAACTCACGTCGTATATAACAGGAATATATCGGGCCTAATGCAACCCGAAGAGACGTTCTTAAAATTAAGGGCAAAAGGAATTAAAATAATTTGCGATATAGACGACTATTGGGTACTGCCTAAAGGCCACCCTATGAGACATTATTATCAAAAAAGCCACCTAGATAAATGTATAGTAGCTAACTTAAAACTAGCAGATATGGTATGGGCCACTACTCCGATACTAGCAGATAAGGTTAGAGAGTATAATAAGAATGTTATAGTAGTTAAAAACGCTTTAGACCCTACAGAGCAGCAATACGCTTACGAGGATTTGAGTATAAATTTCGATACGTTTTTTTATTCGGGGGGCTCAACCCATTTAAAAGATCTAAAATTATTAGGCGACGCATTCGACAACGAAAAACTATTAGTAAAATCTCCTAGGCTACCAAAGAGAATGAACGCTATTAAAAAGCAGATATCAGAAGTTAATAGCTACGCTACCGATTATGAGCATTGCGGAATATGTGTTATACCTCTAAAAGATAATACATTTAATTCGTTTAAGTCTGAGTTAAAAATGATAGAAGCGGGATACTTTGCTAAGCCTGTAATGGTCTCTGCGGTAAACCCTTATAATTTACTCTCGACAAATAAAAACTCTTTAAAGGTATATAATAATAACTGGGCCTCTGCAATAAAGAAAATAAAAGGTAACCATACTATGCAAGTAGACCTCGGATTAAAACTAAAAGAGGACGTAACTATTAAATACGATTTAACAAAAGAGAACGAAAAAAGGCTACAATCGTTATGAGCGAAGATTTAGAGAAAGAAATAAGAATTATATATAAGCAAAAAGGAGGCAGAATTAGCAAACATTTAAAGGCCGAGTTTGTAGAGTTATGTCAAAACGACTTTAATTATAGACCCGATATGGGCTGCGGTAAGTGTATATATAAACATACAGTTAAATTATTCGATAAGTATTTAAATGAATCTTAAAGAAATAAAGCCTAATTTAAAAAATCCTCGGTTAATAAAAGACGAGAGATTCGAGAAGCTAAAAAAATCTATTAGGGAGTTTCCTAAAATGATGAGGCTAAGACCTATAGTAGTAGATTACGAGAATACTATACTAGCGGGTAATATGAGATATAAGGCCTTAATAGCTTTAGGGTATACTAATATACCTAACGAGTGGGTAAGAAGAGCCGACGATTTGACAGACGAAGAGGCTAAAAGATTTATTATAGCAGATAATATAGGATTCGGCGACCACGATTGGGAGATATTGGCCAACGAATGGGACGATAACGAGTTAAAAGATTGGGGATTAGAAGGCTTCCCTTTTGATTTAGGAGGCCCAGAAGATAAAATAGACAGAGATAAGCAGTTAGAATACTGCGAGAAATGCGGGAAAAGAATATGAACAAAACCGAACAACATAAAAAAGCAATGTTAGAAGCTCTAGAGCATTCTTTAGGGATAGTTACTTCGGCCTGTAAGAAGGTAGGTATAGGAAGGACTACTCATTATGAGTGGCTAAAGACAGACGAGGAATATAAAAAAGCGGTAAATAGTATTGAGGATGTTGCTTTAGATTTTGCAGAATCTCAGTTACATTTACAAATACAAGACGGAAGTACTGCAAGTACTATATTTTATCTTAAGACTAAAGGTAAAAAAAGAGGCTATATAGAAAGGACAGAAGTACAACAGGAGACTACTATAAAGTCTCTAGATATTAATATAATAGATACGGGCGTCCCTTTGGCGTCTAACGAAAAGGATATAGTTGATTAGTACCTCTTCCCTATATAGACAAAACTTTAATTCTACTAAGGATATAGTAGTAAACCAAGGGGGCACTTCCTCGGGAAAGACTTACGCTATTTTACAGGTGCTATTCGCTAAGGCCATTTCTGAGACTTGCATTATTACAGTAGTGGGACAGGATATACCTAATTTAAAAGTAGGGGCCCTTAGAGACGCTATAGACATTCATAACGGAGACGAAGCTATAAAGCAACAGGTAGTATTCTATAATCGCTCAGATAGAGTGTTTAGTTTTATGAATGGCTCAATAATGGAGTTTAATTCTTACGATAATGACCAAGACGCTAAAAGTGGTAAGAGAGATTATCTCTTCGTAAATGAGGCTAACGGGATACAGTACAATATATACGAGCAGTTATCGCTTAGAACTCGTAAACAGGTCTATATCGATTATAACCCCGATACTAGTTTCTGGGTGCACGATAAAATAATACCCCTTCCAAATACAGAATTAATAATTTCTGACCATAGACATAACCCTTTTTTAAGCGATAAGATTAGGGACAAAATAGAGGGCCTAAAATTTAAAGATCTAGATTTATGGAAAGTCTACGCTAGAGGGATAACGGGCCGTATAGAGGGCCTTATATTTAAGAAGTGGTATATACTAAACGAGGACTTTAGCAATAAGAATTTAATAGGGTACGGGATAGATTTTGGGTTTACTAATGACCCCACTACTTTATTAGAGGTTAGAATGCAAGACGGAGAACTATACGTAAAAGAGTTAATCTACGAAACAGGCCTAACAAATCAAGATATCTCTACTAAAATGGAGGCCCTAGGAGTTAGTAAGTCTGCTTTAATAGTAGCAGATTCGGCAGAGCCTAAAAGTATAGAGGAGTTAAGGCGTCTTAGATGGACTATAGACGGCGTTAAAAAGGGTAAAGATTCTGTTATGTTTGGAATTAACCTACTCAAAGGATACGCTATAAATGTACAGGCCTCTAGCGTTAATCTAATTAAAGAGCTTGAACAATACAAATGGAAAGTAAATAAGAACGGAGATAGCCTTAACGTACCTATAGACGAATATAACCACGCTATAGACGCCCTAAGATATTTAATAATGCACAAATTTAGTAAAAAAGGATATGGACAATACACAGTCATATAATATAACAGTAGGCCAATATCAAGCCTTAAACGATATAGACGAGGGTTTATCTCTAATCGAGCAGAATATATACGCGGTAGCTGCTTTAAAAGATATAACCTACGAAGAGGCCGCTAAGATTAAAATGTCTGAATTCAAAAAAATAGTAGAAATTATACAGGAGTTTAATGTAACGCTATTAGAAAAAATACGGATAAAAAACAAGGTATTTTTAAATGGTACCGAATACCACTTAGAACATAAACCCGATAAGCTAACTAGTGGCCAACTCCTGGACGTTATCAATATTAGGAGTAAGCACCAAGGCGAAGCCGTTAAGGTAATGGATTTACTACTCGCTGCTATGAGTAGGCCAAAAGGTAAAGAATACGGGGACGATAAATTAACGCTCACAGAAAGAGCGGCCTTATTTAAGGGTGTAAAATTAGACGAGGTTTGGAATGTCTTTGTTTTTTTTTGGAATCTTTGGAACGATTACTTTCTAGATTCGGAGGCCTCTTTACGAAAGTGGATGGGGGAAACGGTGGAAATGACGAGGGAGATTTTGGACAACGATGGGGACTCTTCAGTATAATTGCAGCTATGGCAGACCTACATAATATAAGTATAAAAGAGGCTACAAAATTAGGAGCGATAGAGTTTCTTAATTGGTGGGCCTATATGGTAGAAAAAAACGACTACGAAAATAATGGCAAATAAAGAGAGAAAAGCATTTGAGAATATACTAGCGTCCTATTGGCAGAAAATAGTAGACGAATTAATGCAGAATATTAAAGACGCCTACCCTTTCTCCCAAGGAGGAACTGCGGCAGCAATAGGAGAAAATAAGGGAAATCTTATTCAGATAACTTCACAGGGCTATTTAGTTACTATAACTATGCCAGACTATTACCAATTTTTAGACGAAGGGGTAAGCGGGGCTATAAAGAATAAAAATATAAGTAGGTTTAAATATAAGGATGGCGGTAAAGGTAGAGGCGGAAAGGGCCAAAGAGGAGTACCTAACTTAGGAGCTATACGTCGATTTATGTTAAATAGAGGGATAAATACTTTTGAAGATATAAAATCTAAAAGAGGATTTAAAGGTAGGAATACTAGGTCGGGTAAGAAAAGAGACGCCGAAGAGATAAGACAAAATGTAGCCTACGTTATAGCTTATAGTATATGGAAAAACGGACAGGAGCCTACTAACTTCTATTCTAGCGTAATAAATGACCAAGAAATACTAGAATTTGAAAAGAGAATATTAGTACAATATAAAAAATATATTCTAAGTATTACCGATATTTAAATATTTTGTATTAGTTTTGTATACATAATGAAAGAAACACAAACAAATTACTATTGGAATGAAGACACTATTAGCTACTTTAAAGAGGTATCTAAGGCTAATAATGAATTAGACACTATAAAGGAAATGCTTGTCTTTGTGGAAGATAACTGCGAATTAGAGGAAGGCGAAAAGCACATAGATTTAGCAGCCGACTTATATTTTAAAGTCTTTGGATATTGGAACTAATAAACTAAAACTAAAATTGCCTCTCAGAAATGAGGGGCTTTTTTTATACCCTAAATTTATACGGCCATTTAAGTATATATATATGTATGGCCCTTACAATTCAAGACCAACCGACGACAAATATACCAGAGCCTAGCTTTGCTCCTATAGAGTATCTAGTCAGTAGTACAAATACTACACAAAGCGGATTTAAAGTTATAGCGAGTCTATTTACAGACCCTAGCGGAAGTAATACTAAAATAGCTACGCTTCAGTTAAATACTATTCCGTCGGCTACGCAAGTCGTTACAGATATCCAAAATATTATACAGTCATTTGTAACTAGCGACTATTCTATCTTAACGGGAGATACAGTAGACGTATCACAGAGCGATTTAACAGACTTTAAAATAGCGTTTCAAGAATACTATTCGGGAGCTTTACAGGGCTCTGCGGTAAGTGGTAATACCTTTACTAGTTGGAATGCTTCTCCTAAATATATAGAGTGGGTAGATTTAAGCGGAGGTACTAAAAAATATTTTGACTACAGTATAGAGGACGCTAGTAGCGAAACAGACAAAGAGTTTCTAAACGGATTTAGCCAAGAAGCCGAATGGTTTAATTTAAGCAAAGCAAATAATTTCTTAAAAATTAGATCTATTCAAAAATATCAAGCGAGTTGGATTATGAGGGGAGGCAATACCGATACATATAAAATATACTTGCTAACTATGGACGATACGTTTAGCACAATATTACAAACTACTATGACTGCGGCAAATACTGCGGGATTATATAAGTTAGACGTAGGGCCTTCGGAAGTAGCTTCTCATTCCTGGGGAAGCACTCCCGTAATGACTAACGTTAAATATTACGCTCTAAGAATATTAAACTTTACGGAAGATGTTTGGGCCACAAAAACGATAATGTTTGAGATTGACGACTGCGAGAATACCTACACAGATTTTGAACTACACTATTTAAATAGAAAGGGCGGATATGATAGCTTTACTTTTAGCGGCAAATCTCAACAGAATACAGACATAAAAAAGAACTTCGCTAAATATAATACTAGAACTATAGGGGCCAGTTCAATAACTCATAAAACATACGCTCAGAGAAAGAGAGCATTTCATACCTCTACTATGGATAAATTTAAGTTATCTAGTAGATTATTAAAAGATTTTGAGGTAGAAGGCCTAGAGGATTTAGTATCCTCTCCCGAAGTCTATTGGAAAAACGACGGTAACTTTGTATCTGTAAACGTAACTAATAACAGTTATAGACACTCTAAAAGTGAGAACGGAGAAGTTTACTCTATGGAGCTTGAGATAGAAATAGACAACTCAGATAAGCGACAATGGTAATAGAGCACATAATAGCGGGTTATTCTATACCTCATAACGAAGGGCCTATCCCGTTAACTAAGGAAGCCTACGACGTAAATAACCCTCAGAAGCGTTTAACGGACTTTTCTAAGACGATTACAATACCAGAGAACAGAATCGTTAATCAGATATTCGAACACGCTTTCGACGTTAATATAGACCTCCAAACTTTTAACCCTAACTTAAAGACTAGCTATCAAATTATACAGGACGGCGTAACTGCTATAGATGGATACTGCCAACTTAAGGCCATAACAAATACAGACGGCCTAATTAATTACGAGATACAGGCCACAGGGAAGATAGGAAACCTATTCGAGAAGATAAGAGATAAATACCTACAGGACTTAGATTTAAGCTCTTTAGACCATTCCTGGACGAGTACTAATATTGTCGATAGTTGGACGGCCACAATAGGCCAAGGCTACGTCTATCCTATGATAGATATAGGAGGTAGAAGCAATTATACTATTTGGAGTACTAAAGACTTTAAACCCTCTATATATCTTAAGCAGTATATAGATACGATATTAAGCGAGGCGGGTTATACTTACGATAGTACCTTTTTAAATAGTGATTTATTTAAGCGTCTTATAATACCTTACGGAAGTGGCCAAATATTACTAGATAATTCCGCTATATTATGCAGAGAGTTTAATGTAAATAAAACAAGTAGCCAAACTGTAGACTGCCAAGATTTTAACGACGTATCTAATAGCGATAATAGTAGGTTAATATTTAACGACGATAGCAGCTCTGAGGACTTCTACAATACCTGTAATAACGAGTATAGTACCTCTACGGGTAAATATACGGCAACAGATACTAATAAAATGTCTTTTCAAGGTGTGTTAAATTTCGATTTGCTATATACTCAAAGCTCAGCAAATAACGCGGCCGACATAAATTTAGCACAGGTTATTTATAATGTATATGTAAATCTATACCTAATAGAAAAAAACGGCACTACATACACTATAAAAGAAAGTTTAAAACTAGACATAACAGAAAACGCTATAGCCAATCCTTTACAAAACCCAACGTCTACTATATTAGATAATACGGTTTCTTTTGCTACGGGCCAAATAGACGTAGTTAGTGGCAGAGAGTATTATTTAGCTATTGGTAGCACTACTTACGATATCGCATATATACAAGGATTTAATATATATAGAAGAGATATAGATATTTTTAGCGAGTTTGAATTTACATTAAAGGCAGATTCTACTTTCGGCTCTAAATTATTAGAAACAGAAATAGGATTAGGCGACACTATAGAAACTAGATTAGTAGTTCCTAAAGAGATTAAGCAGTCGGATTTATTAAGCAGCGTAATTAAGAGATTTAATCTATATATAGACTACGACCCTATAGACGAGAATAAGCTAATAATAGAAACTAGAGACGACTTCTTAACGGATGAAAGAGAAAATCTAGAGCATAAAGTAGATAGGTCTAAGGATTTTGTAATAAAGCCGCTAGGAGCTTTAGACGCGGGTAGGTTTATATTTAAAGACCAACTAGACAAGGACAACCTAAACGATACTTATAATAAGGTAAATGACGAGGTTTACGGCCAATTAACGCTAGACGTACAGAACGACTTTTTAAATAAGGATAAAACGATTACTACTATATTCGCTCCTACTCCTTTACAGACTATAGAGGGAGATAACGATAGGGTACTTTCGTCTATACAATTTATAGACAAAGACAATAAACCCGCAAAAGCTACGGCCAAAATAAGGCTATTATATTGGGGCGGTTTATTAGACACTCAAAAACTTTGGTCTTTAGGTGTTCCTTTGTTTGGGGGTACTTCTTATACGCAGTATCCTTACGCGGGACATTTAGATAATCCTTATAATCCGACCTTTGATTTAAATTGGTTTGTCCCTAAGCAGTTATATTACGATTTTAGCTACGGTAATAAATTTACTCTTAATTATTCTAATAATAATATTTATAACATATATTGGAAAAAACATATAGAGGAAATAACCGACAAAAATAGCAAGATCTTAGAGTGCAATTTATCTCTAAGGCCCTACGATTACAACGAACTTAGCTTTAGGAAGAGTTATTATATAGACGGTAGCTATTGGAGACTGCTAAAAGT